CCCGCCGCCCCTGCTCGCCATGACGCAACCAGCCGGGCCGCCGCTGCAAGCGCAACCCGCCCCCGCGCTCCCCGGGTGGATTGGCTCCGCCGTGCAGGTCACGACGCAGCTCGGCTTCCCGGCCGTCGTGGCCGGCGTGCTGTTATGGTTCGTGCTCACCCGTGTCGACGGTACCTTGCACGTCATCCAAGAGCAGGAGGAGGCGCGTACCCGCATGGTGGCAGCGATGCAGGATAGCCTTGTGTCGGCGTTGGATCGCCAGAACAAGAGCTTTTCCGACGCCATCGACAAGAACATTCAGTACAACAAGGAAGCGGCGACGCGGCTCGAGCAGGTATTCCGGGCGGCGGCGGCGCCGCGCCCATGACGGTCGGGCAATGGCTCGTCGCCGGATTCGTCGTGCTGGTTATTGCCGGCGCCGGGCTCGCCGTGCACGCGTGGTGGCGTGACAAGAACGGGAACGGTGGGCAATGAGTTGGCGACTCGCCAAATCCCTCGGGGCCACCGGCACGCTCGGGCTCCTCGGCGAAGTGAACGCCTCGGCGCCCAAGCGCTCGAAGGTCTCCGACGGCGGGATTGGCGACACGCGGCATGCCGCGCAGAAGAGCGACCACAACCCGTGCAAGTGTTGCGCGGTGGTCTGCGCGCGGGATTTTACGCACGATCCGGCGGGCGGGTTCGATTCGTACGCGTTCGCCGAATGGCTCCGCGGGCGCGTGCTCGCGGGCGAGCAACGCGTTAAATATGTGATCTCCAACGGCCGCATTTTCTCCGGGCACGCGCAGTCGCACCCGGCGGGCGTGTGGCGCCCGTATACCGGCAAGAACAAGCACGCGCACCACGTGCACGTTTCGGTGCATCATGGCGCCGCGCTCTACGATAACGCCGCCCCGTGGGGCGGGCCCCCGAAGGAAGGAAGCGACGCATGAGCCACCGCCGACCCGACGACGAAGAGGAGCACCTCCCGCCCGACGACGACGAGCCCGGCGACGAGGTGCCGCCGCCCGCGCCCGAGCCGTCGGAGGGTAGCGACAAGCCCTAGTGCCGTTCCTCTCCTCGAGCTCGCTCGCCGAGCGTCCCGACCCACGCACCAAAGCGGCGCAACCGCTTACGGGCGTGACCGAATGGACGTGCCCGCGAAACGGCGTGCACGTCGTCGAGGTGCATTACACCGCCGACCCGCACAAGCGCGACCCGCAATGGAAGCGCGAAGCGATGCGGGGCATGCCGCCCCGCGGGTGGGCGCGCGAATTCGAGATTGCGTGGGACCTCGGCGGCGGCGACCCGGTGCTCCCCGAGTACGTGCCGGCGCTCATGCGGCGCGAGCTACCGGTGAATCCCTCGGGCCGCCTCTTGCGCGGGTGGGATTTCGGGCAGGTCTGCCCCGCGACGGTCTTTGCGCAAGTCGACGCGTGGGGCCGCCTTCTTATGCTTGGCGAGCTGGTCTTAGAACACTCGAGCTTGACCGCCCAAGTCGAGGCCACGAAGGCAATGACCTTCGACCTCCTCGGGGCGCCCGGTCCGTGTTTCGACGCGGGCGACCCCGAGGCGTTGCACGAGATGGAGCTCGGCTCCATCCGCCGCGAGCTGCTCAAAGCCGGTATCGTCCTCCAAACATTCGCCGGCCGGCATGAGCGAAGTTATGAGCAGCTCCGGCAACGGCTCTTGCGCCGCGTGCTTGTTCCGGGTGAGCCCGAGCCGTCGCCCGCCTTTCTCGTCTCGCCGCGGTGCCCGATTCTGCACTCGGCGCTCGCGGGGGGCTTCGCCCGCCACCCCAAAACCGGAAAGCCGTTACCGATGCACCCGTACAAAGATGTCGTCGATGCGACGCGCTATCTCCACGATAACCTGCAAGGCGCGTCCGCCGAATGGATGCAAAAGCTGCAAGCCATCGCAAAGGCCGATTGTGCGTGGTGACCGGCGGCAAGTCTGGTTGACGTGTCAGAATCCAGAATGTGGGGCGTCATTCTGGCGCGTGCCGTCGCAAGCGCTCGCGGCGAGCCCAACGTGCTCGATACGCTGCTACAAGGTGCACGTCTATCTCCGCGCCCGCACCCGAAAGATGCTCCGCGAGCACGGACGGCCGCCCAAGCGCCGCCGGTTTGTGGCGCGGCCCCTGGCATTGTAGGGCCGGGATAGGCACGCCGCCCCCCGCGTGCTAGACGCCCTGCCCCGCGATGGCACGGGGCCGAGGCGCGGCGGCGCAGCAAGACGACGGGCCGATCACCGGGCCGGCGCATGGCGAGCCGGCGGAAAACCTCGCGCTCGACCCGGCAATCAAAGACCGCGTGCGCGAGGAGCTCTCGCCGCTCCTCACCCGCACGCGCGACGAGCGCATGGTGTTGCGGGATAGGTGGCTCCGGTACTACCGGATTTGGAGCCTCCGGCATGACGTGCAGGGCTACCGAGGCCGCACCAACACGTATTTTCCCATCGGCCGGCGGTGGATCGAGCAATGGGTGACTCGCTTAAAGCGCGACCTCTTCCCCGATAACGATTGGTTTGCATGCCGCGCGCTCGCCGAGGATTTCGAGAAGCGCGTTCCCGCAAAGGTCGCGCTCCAAAAGTATTGGATGCGCCGCCACATGCGGCTCCGGCGCCACGCGCTCCCGTTCCTCCGCCAGCTCGTCATGTACGGCACGTCACCCGTTCGCAACGTGTGGCGGTGCCTCGAGTCGGAGCAACCGGCGCTCCGTGACGTGCTCGACGACGACGGGGCGCCGAGCGGAAAGACCGTGCAGGTTGTCGAGAAGGTCGCCGACTTTTTGGGTCCGACGTTCGAGCCGGTCGACCTCTTCGCGTTCTATGTGTGGCCCGTGACGGCCTCGAGCATCGACGCCACCATGCTCGCCTTCGAGGATCGGTGCGTGGCGCGGGCGCACGTGCAACAGCTCGCCGCGCAACCGCTCGACCCGTCTAACCCGAAAAAGTCGACCCACGTCTACGAGAACGTGCCCGAGCTGCTCGAGCTGTACGATAAGGCAATCGCGTCGCGCGGCTCGTCGTCGAGTGGGCGGAAGTATGACGCCCTGTCCATTCGGCTCGCCGACAAGGGCTTTACGGCACCGCTCGACCAGAATTTGCCGGCGGCCCTCCGGCCCCTCGACGTGACCGAATGTTCGTGGCTGGTCGACCTCGAGGGCAACGGCCCCGAGCGCTACCTAGTCACCCTCGGCGCCGACACGGTGCCGCTCCGCGTGCAGCGCCGCCCGTTTTGGCATGGCGGCACGCAATGGCTCGTCGGTAAGTTCGTCGAGATCGCCGAGGAGTTTTATGGCCGCGGGCTTCCCGAGATATTCGATTACATACAGTATTTTGTTAACGATCTTGGCAACCAATCCGGTGACGCCTTTGTCTGGTCGACGAATCCCATTGCGGTGATCGACGTGGGCGCCGTGCAGGATCCGACCTCGCTCCGCATGGCGCCCGGTGCGAAGTGGCTTGCCAATCCGGCCGGCGTGCAATTCACGACGCCACCGCAAGCGGCCGCACAAGCGGGCTTCGAGGCGACGCAAGGCATGGTCGGCATGGGGGATAACCTCGTGTCGCCGACGCCGGCCCGGCCCATCGTGCCCGGCGCGCAACCGGCGACCGGGGGCGGCGGCTCGTCGAGCGGGCTCGCGGCGCAGCTCGCGGATAGCGCCGTCGACATTCGCGCGGTGATCGAGAACCTCGAGGACGACGTGATGCAACCGCTCCTCGAGCGGAACGATATCCTGTCGCAGCAATGCCTTGACCGTGACATCATCCTGAAAGTTGCCGGGCAGGATGGCGTCGAGCTGCTCGAGCACCCGGTGACCGTCGCCGATCTGGTCGGCGAGTACGAATGGGAATGGCTCGGCACCACGTCGGCGCTTAACCAGCAAGTCCGCGCGCAGCAGATGGTCCAAGGGATTGCGCTCCTCGTGCAGGTTCCGGCCGACCAGCTCGCCGCCGAAGGCTTGACGGTCGATTGGCAATACCTGATTTCGCAATATTGGTCGCTCGGGCTCGGGCTCCCGAATCCCGACCGGATCTTTAAGCAGACCGGGCCGAAAGAGGCGCAAGATTGGCGGTGGGAGAACGCGCTGGCCCGCGTCAACCGGGCGGCCGAATTGCAAGTTAGCCCGGCGGATAACCATATAGAACACGTGCAGGGGCATCAACACGTGCTCGACCTGGATTCGCTGACCGACGACGCCCGCGCCGCGATGCAAAAGCACGTGCAGGACCATATCGGCTTTGCCGTCGCCGCCGAGGTGCAGCAGCTCCAACAGGCAATGGCGACCCTTGCGGGGCCGGGTGCTGGCATGCCCGGTGCTCCCGGGGCTCCGGGTGGCATGCCTCCGCCGCCCGGTGGCCCCGTGGGTCCGGGGGCGCCCGGTGGGATGCCTCCCCCGCCGCCGCCGGGCGCTCCGGGGCCGCCACCCGGGCCGCCACCGATGGGGCCACCGCCGGGCGTCGGGCCGCAAGGGGGCGCACCGCCGGGCGGATACCCGAATCTAGGGATTAACCAGCTCGCGCGGCAGATGGCACCCGGCGGCCCGTTCAAGCCGCATAGCAACGTGCGCGCGAAAGCCGGCCGGGTGCTCGGCGCTCGTGCCGGCGTGCAAGCGGCGCTCGGCATGCGGCCGCCGGCTCCGCTCGGGCAGGGCCGTATCGGTACCACGCGCGACGTGGCCGACCTATTCCGCCGCCTCCCGCGGCTTCCGAGGTAAGAGCGCCGTGCCCGATGATCTTCCGCTCATACCGTACTACCCGGGTTTGACCTCCGGCCTCCAGCAATTCGCGGCGAACCGGCCACCCGTGCCGCCGCGCTCGATTGCACAAATGCCCATGAATCTCCCGCCGGAGTTCTTTTCGGGTATCGCGCAATTCTTGGCGGGTGGGGCGGCGCCCGTCGGGACGGATGGCGGTCAAGTGCTCGTGTGGCAGGCGCCGCGGAAGGCTCGGCCGGAACCGGTGTCGGGGGCGGACGTTCCGACGGAGGGGCTCCCGGACGACCTTAGTCAACAGCTTGCGCCGTTTTTCCCGTCGCCCGATTTTCTGCATGCATTGTCGCAGGGCTTTGTGTCCCACGCGCAACCGCCGCCAACCAATGCAACGCCGGTGCCTCCTACGCAGTCGGATTGGCTATCGACTATCGCACAAGGGCTCATTGGCCTTTTGAGGTAGAGGAATGGCAAAGGAAAAGTGGATTCAGGGCGCGATTAAGCACCCGGGCGCGTTTTCCGCCAAGGCGAAAGCCGCGGGCAAGAGTACCGGCGCGTTTGCCCGCTCGGCGCTCAAAGAGGGCTCGAGGGCGTCGACCAAGACCAAGCGGCAAGCGGCGCTCGCGCAAACGCTCTCGAAGATGCGGAGCGGCAAGGCGAAGTTTCTCTTGCCGCTCGTGCTCGCGGCCCTCGTCTCGACCGCGGCGGCCGCAACCAAGACGTGCCCGAGCGGTACGCTGGCGCCGACGCCAATCACCACGGCGCCGACGCCGACGACGGACGTTATCATTGCTCGCGCGGCCCCCGCGCTTCTCGTGCAGGCGACGACGAGCGCCGGTACGGCGACCGTGCAAATGGAAATCTCCTGCGACGGCGTCGCGTGGGCGCAAGTGGCCAATTCCGTGATGAGCTTGGCGCCGGGCAGCTTGAGCCAAGCCGTGTCGGTCTTGCAGCCGACGTGCACCTATCGCGCGAATGTGACGGCGTGCGCGTCATGCTCGGTGACCGTGCTCTATGCGTGCTCGGGCGCTTAGTGTCGCCGCGCTCCTCGTCGTTGCGACCCTCGCCACCGGGCAAGTCACCCGCTTGAATTGTGGCCCGGCGCGCGTCGGGTGCGGCCCGGCGACGGCCAACGCGCCGACGACGACAACCACGACACTCGCCACTATCGGGGCGCCGTCGTGGGTACCCTCGATGCTCGCGGCGTACATGCTCGACGAGGCGTCGGGAACGCGCGTCAACGCACAAGGCACGACGAGCCGGAACCTGACCGAAGGTACCCCCCCGGTCGCCGCCGATACCACGAACAAGATGGAGGGAATAGCGGCGGCCGGGCCGCTGACCGGGCTTCAAAATCTCTACACCACGGATGCGACCCTGATTGCCCTCCCGGCGCCGTTTACGTGTGGCTTTTGGGCGCGGCCGACCGTCGCAAGCTCGGCGACGGTGCTTGCCGTCAATAACGCGCTCACTAATGGCTTCGTCGTGAACTACAATAACGGCGGCCAATGGGAATGGGATAACGAGGGCTTTACGGCGCTCATTTTTGGGGTCGCCGCCGTCAATACGTGGAGCCATATCGTCGTCCGACAGTCGGGAGGCGTCTCGCAACCGTTCCAAAACGGCGTCGTGAGCACGCCGGCCACCCGTGCGTTTACCACGTCGACCGGGAGTTACTTCGTCGTCGGCGGTCAGTCGGGCGGGAGCGCCTTCCAGGGCCAGGTCGACGAGGTATGGTGTAGCGGCGCGGGGCTCTCGGCACAATCAATCTGTCGGATCTGCTCGTGCGGCGTACGTGGCGAGCAATGCACGTGCACCGGGACCGCGTTCGCCTCGACGGGCCGGAACGCGACCGCGTGCGGCTCTTGTACGTTACCCGCCGATTGCTCGGCGGCCGCTCCTTCGTGAGGTGCTCTCATGCCGCTGATTCAACTAATCGTGGTCCTCATCGTGATCGGGCTCATACTCTATCTCGTCGAGACGCTCCTCCCCATTGACCCGACGATCAAGCAGATAATCCGCGTCGTGATCGTCATTGCGGTTATCTTGTGGCTCCTCTCGCTCGTCGGGCTCATACCGATGCGGCTAACGAGCCTCGGGCCACCGGGCAGAATGGCGGCTAGCCGGTGGGGTTGACTAACCGCAAGCATGCGCTAAGACGCCCTGTCCCGATGGCACGCAAGCAACTCGTGCCGCCGGGAGCAAAGCGCGGCGGCCGCGGAAAAGGTCCGCTCATTCCGCCACCGCCACCGCTCCCCCCGCGGGGCCGGAAGGCAAAGCTCGGGGGAGCGCCCGGGCGCGCTGGCGCACCGCCGCCCCTCACGTCGCCACCCCCTCGACGGCGAGCGACGGCGGGCATGCCGCCGCCCGTGCAAAACCGCCTCCCGCGCCCGCCACTCTCCGCGGGCGACGATATGGCCCAAGACCAGGGCGCCGGCATGGGGCCGGCAATGGTCGCCGGTATCGGTGGCAACCCGCGCCGCCGGGCCGCCGCGCAGCTCATGCGGGGCGGCCGGATGGCATTCTGACCGATGGAACCCGAACTCATCCCGATCGACGAGGCGGAGCTCAAGGAACTCACGGCGCAGCTCCGCGGCACGTCGTACCATACGCACCTCGAGCGCTACGTGCGCGACCGTATCGCCTTTCTCCTCGACGCCGAGCTGACCGACCCGAACGCGATTTGCAAATGCCGCGGGCAAGTCGAGGAGCTCCAACACCTCTTGCGGCCCGCCTTTACGCAAACCCTCGCGCTCCTCGGGCTCCGCGCCCGGGCCGAGCGCGACGCCGCCAACCTGAAACCGACCGAGCCACCGCCGGAGCGCCCCTGGTGGGTTGACCCCGACGAGCCAAGCTCGCGGCCGATACCATGAGCGACGAAACCATAAACGCACCCGCACCCGCCGCCCCGCCACCCGGCCCGGAAACCGGAGCCGCGCCGGTCGAGCAGACTCCGGTCCCTGCACCGCCGGCCGGCTCCGAGCCCTCCGAGCTTGCGCAGCTCCGGGCCGAGCACGCCCGTATCCGCGAGGAGAACGCCGCCCTAAACGCCACGCTCCGGTTGATTGCGCCGCAACCGCAATCCGCCGAGCAACCGATGCAGCTCGTCCGCTTCTCGCCGCAACAGGCGCAACGGGTAGCGCAAACCTTGGGCGGTGGCTGGACCCCGGAGCACGTGCAGGCGCACGCGCCGATTTTCGCCGTGTTTCTGCAAGAGCTTGCCGGGCCACTCTTAAACGGAATCGAGGGCATGGCCGACGTGGTCGACCTCATCCAAGCCCGGCAAGAGGTGCCGAAATACGAAACCTTCGCCGAGGAAGTCGACCGACTCCGCGGCGAGTATCGCCAGCGCGGCCAGACCATCACCCGCAAGCAAGCCGTCGCCGCCGTGCGTTCACGGCGCATGGAAGATCCGAAATTCATGGATACACTCCTCGCCGAGCGCGAAGCGGAAAAAGCCGCCGAGCAGCAACGCCGCTCCGCCGCCGCCGCGGCCGCCGTGACCGAGGGCGGCGCGACCGTGCAGAAGGCGGGGCCGGAGCCGACCAAGCAACCGCGGGCACCGCAAAACAAAGAGGAATTCGCCCGCCTACCCCTCGAGGAGAAGCGCAAAATCCTCGAGGGCGCAACGCTCTAGCGAGTAGGAGAGGGAGGGCCGCGCGATGGCGGGCAGCACGTATAGTTACACCGACCCGGGGCTATCCACTAGCACCACACTCGTCAACGATCTTGCACCGCTCTGGCTACAGGATGAGCTGCTCGCGATTGCCGAGAAGCTGACCGTCTTTCAGGATATCGGCGATACGCCGACCATGCCGGAAGGCGAGGGCAAGACGTACTCGGCGCAGCGCTACGAGCGGCTCCCACTTCCGGGCTCGCCGATTGCCGAGGGTATCACGCCCGACTCGACCTCGCTCATCGTCAACAAGGTGACCGCGGTACTCGAGCAATGGGGCATGGTCTGTTCCCTGTCCGATGTCGCGCTGATGACGACCAAGCACCCGGCGTTGCAGGCGGCCAAGGATCGCCTCGGCAACGCATCGGCGGAGTTGCAGGACCGCGAAATTCAAAAGGTGCTCATGGCGGGTGGCGTCGTGATGTTTCCGAATAACCGCGCGTCGCGGTCCGCACTCGTCGCGGGTGACGTGCCGGGAACGGATTTCGTCTCGATGATCGTCGCCACACTCCGCCAGCTCGGCGCCCCGACCTTCGCAGGCTCCATGTATGCCGGCGTGGTCGATCCATATACCGAGCAGGATCTGGCGAAGGATCAGACCTTCGTGCTCTCGCACCAGTACGCCGAGACGACGGCACTCTTCAACGCCGAAATCGGCCGGTGGCGTGGCGTGCGCTGGAAGCGCTCGAACCTCCTCCCGATTCAGACGCTCTTGCCGGCGACCGGCGCCGGTGTCGCGGCGGCGGCCCTGACGGCATTGCCGACCGGCGACGTGGGCTTTACCGCCGGCTCGACCGTCAAGGCGGTCGCGGCCCTCGCCGACCCGATTAGCGGCCTCTCGACGCAGCAGACCGCCACCGTCAACGTGACCAATGCCGCCGCGTTCGACGTGCAGTTTACCATCGGCGCGAGCGCCCCGTCGGGGCGGTATAACCTCTACGTGTCGCAGCCGGGCGGCTCGGTGCCGCTCTATGCCGGCATCGTGAGTTTCACGACCGGTAACGCGGCCACCTTCAATGTCGCCATGACCAGCGGCGGCGTGTCCATTCAGGCAAACCCGAGCGGCGCTCCGGCAACCGCCGACGCGCCCGCCTCCGGCAACGTGCACACGGGATACGTATTCGGGAAGTCGGCGTTCGCGGTGCCGGCGATCGGTGCCCGCGTGCAGGCGACCCTGACGCCGGCGACGGCGTCGGATTCCGACCCGTTGCAACAGCGCCGGAAGGCCGGGTTCAAGTTCTACACCAAGACGTGCATTCTCAATACCGACTTCTTCCGGCGCTTTGAGTGTCTTTCGGCGTTCAACTAATGGGGCGGCCGCGCAAGTATCCGCTGCCCGAGGCGTCGCCGTCGCCGGCCGTGGCTCCGCGGGCCGCGGCCGGTCGCGATGACGAGGAGGGCGAGAATCTCGACGAGCTCGATACCGGGCAGCTCGTCCAGTACGCGCTCGACAATCCACGCGTCAAGCTCACGCCGGCCATGGTGGCGGCGCTCAACGAGACGTGGCGCGATGTGGCCGGCGCCGACGACGACGCCGCGAAGGCACTTGCCCGCCAAGTAGCCGCCCGGCTCCGGCGGGCGAGTCATAGCGAGCTGCACCCGGATTGCGACCGCGTGCACCTCGACGTGCCGCTGCTGCGCCAGCCTGACGGTCGGATGAAACCCGTACTCATCAATCGGAAGGAATTCGTCGGCCCGGTCGAGGTGTGGTCATGCGAGGCGCGGACGATCCTCGAGCTCGTTTGGCGTGCAAAACAGGTCGAGGCGGCACGCATGACCGAAGGCGTCCCGGGCGGCCAGACAATCGACCTCGATACGGGCCTCGTCCTTGAACGGGCCCGCGCGGTGCAACGGGCGTAAGCGATGCCCACCAAGCCGCCGCGCTTCTCGGGCCAGCTCCTCAAGGTGACGGGCGAGGGGGAGCAAATCACGCTCGCTTTCACCGCCGGCACGGTCGCCGAGCTCCGCGCCGCCGTCGGCGTCGTGCATGCCGTCGCGCTCGAGCGCGTCAACGCCAACAACAAGGCCGTCCTTGATGCCGCCTCGACCTTCGAGGAGCGGCAAACCCAAGTCTTTACCAACGCCGTCGCGCAGCTCCGCCGAGAATTAGGGTTGACGGCACCGCCGCCCGGCGACGAGACGAAAAACTCTCATGCCGACGATTCCGCCGGGCCGATACACGCGCCAGAGAATCCGTGACCTGGCATTGAATCGCGCGGGGAATCGCGCGCTCGACGCCGACGCCACGGATTTTTTGAGTCAGCACCTTTACGAGCTCTACACGCTCGCCGATTGGCCCTTTCTCTACGTCTCGGCGGCGCTCACGATTACCGGGTTCAACGTCGCGTTGCCCGCCGATTTCGTGACGACGGTTGACGATCATGCGTTGCAAATTCTCTCGAATGACGGGAGCCCGACGCCGAATACCTTTGCGCTCGAGCTCTCGCCCGAGGATCTGGCCGCACGCTCCGGCCCCGGCATGCAAGCTGGCTCGCCGCCGCTCTACTTTGCCGTCTCGCGCTCCGATACCACCGCGTCGTTTTTCCCCGACCCGAGTGGGCATACCGTGCAAGCGCTCCTCCGCTATAAGCGCTTGCCGCCGGAGCCGTTGCCGAGCGACGAGCCAAACGACATTCCGGTATTTCCGTACCATAATTACCTCGTGCAAGCCGTGTACGTCTTTGCGCTCGAGCACGAACGAGACGCCCGGGCGCAGCAAGAGGCGGCCGTGCGCGATAAGCTCCTCGCGACGATCCGGCTCGGGGCCGCGCCGCTGCGCTCGCAACGCGCCGATATCCCGCTTGACCCGACCGTGTTCCGCTCGGCGTGGCGCGGCTGGTCGGGCGGGTGGCCGCAAGGGTGGTAGATGCCGGGCGCCGACGATAGAGAGCACAAGATTCCGGTCCGGCGGTTTACCGGCACCATCGTTTCTATGGACCCGGCGTTTGTGCCGGCCGGGTTTCTCGTCGCGTGTGACAATTGGGTACCCGACCCGACGTATGTCTTGACCAAGCGTCGAGGCTCGGACGTGTGGCAGACGATACCGGGGAGCGTCAATTACATTGACCGCCTCGGGTTCAACCTCGGCTCCGACGGGCACCGCTATCTCTTTGCCATGGCATGCATGACGACCGGCCCCGATACGCTCTTTGTGTCGGTCGACGACGGGGCGTTTACGGCCGTCGCCAATGGCACGTTTGCGACCGACGCCGAACGCTACGGATTCGTCGCCATTGGTGACACGGTGTATATCGGCAACGACGCCGACCCGATTAAGTACGTGCACCTCGGCGACCCGGCGGTGGATGTGGTGCAGCTCGGGCTTGCAGACGATACGGGGCAGACGGCAACCACGCTCGACGATCCGAATTCCAACCTGATCGCCGGTACCTATTCGTACCGGTGGGCGGTCATGGATACGACCACGCAACGATGGGTCAGCATTGCGACCGTGCGGAGCATCAACACGCCCGCCGCGAGCCGCGTCCGCTTACAGTTTCGGCCCCCGACGGGCGGCCTGGCGGCCGGGCAAACTTGGCACCTCTTCGTTGCTGGCGCCGACCAGATGATAGAAGGCGCGCACGACCAATTGCCGTCGGGCGTCGCCGCGGGCTCGTCGGATATTTTCGCGCTCTACGACGATCCGACGGTAGATACCACGAGCGTCCCGATACCGTCGACGGTGCAGCGCCGGGGCTCGCATCTTACGGCGCACCGCGGGTGCCTCTACGGGGCCGGTGGCCCGGGGGCCGAGGGGAACCGGGTATGGGCAACCGGCGTGCTCGTGCCGGGGCTCGAGCAGCAAAACCGCGACCAGGCGCTCTTCTATCCGGCAACGGCGCTCACGCGTGACCTCGGCGATACGGTCACCGGGCTCGCCGTCGTGCCGCAAAGCTCGGCGGTGGCGGTCCCGACCGCGCCGCTCGCCATTTTTACCGCCGTCTCCGCGTGGAT